ATCAATCGGCACTGCTATGGAACTTGCTATCGCCAAGGAGAATCGCATTCCTGTTGCTGGACTAAACGAGGACAATGTAGAACTACATCCGTGGTTGATTGAGTGTACAACGCGCATGTGCGATACATTTGATGAACTTATTGATTATGTTGCTTGTCAGCATTTAATGATGTAATAGACTAATGTAAAACTAATGTAGACTAATGTAAAAATTTTTTAGATTATCTGCTAGATTAGTTTGTACTTATGATATAATAACTAATGTTATATGCCTTAATAAATATACGGAGGTATCTTAGATGGCAAATGAGAAGAGTGGCATTAAGAAGACTGACTGGAAGTCAAGCTTTGTTCTAGTTGGCGCTGCAAAGGTAAATGATTATACCTTTACCATTGATAAGCAGAGTGAGCGTAGTTCTTGGGTTTATAACTCTATGAGCCTTAACATTGACTGTGGTGAGAAGTACGGAACTGTACGCGCTGAGATGTTTGGCGGATATTCCCCAGATCGCGAGAACATTATCTATGCCCACGGCAAGGACGATAACGGTAACGATGACTTCTCTAAGCAGATGACTGTTGCTTGGGAAGACCGCTTTGACGATACGATTCTAGATGAGGTCGGCGACCTTTCGTTCATCGTTGTCGGTCTTGAGAAGACCACGAATGGAAAGACTTATTATAAGAACTTCCTCAGTGAGTATGATGCCATTGCCTATGCTCAGGAGCATCTTGAGGACGGCATGGTTGTAAATGTCAAGGGTCGTTTGCAGTACAGTGCATACAATGATACTGTCCAGGTTCGCAAGACCATCCAGAGCATTGTCCTGAGCAGCGCAGATGAGCCTTCTAAGTATTATGCTCGATTCACTCAGTCCGTTCTTCTTGATAAGGATTCTGCAAGCCTTAAGGATGTTGACAAGGATAAGGGCGTTATGTATGTGAATGCTCGTGTTCTTGATTACGTCAAAGAGATTAACGGCACTGAGGTCAATGGTCAGTATCCGTTCACTGAGCAGTTCGAGTTCCCGATGGACTTCACCAAGCCTGAGCTTTGTAAGAAGGTTTATGATAAGCTCTTCAAGGTTAAGAAGAATGTCCGTCAGGTGACGTTTGACGGTATCTTTGTTGAGGGTGGCGCTACCATTACCGCAACGATGGATGATGTTCCCGATGATATCAAGGAACTGATTGATATGGGTCTTTATTCTGAGGAGGAAGCACTTGCCAAGTGTAGCGCAAGCGGCTCTCGTGAGCGCCGTATGATTCTTCAGAAGCCAGCGATTAAGCTTGTTGGCGATGATAATACCCCTGTTATTCAAATCTTTGATGACAAGTATGAAGAGGATGAGCTGGTAATCAACATCAATAGTGATGAGGATGCGCCGTTTGATACCGATGAGAAGTCTTCGGATGACTCGGATATGTCTTGGCTTGACGCTCTTGAGTAATACATATTATTAAGGTTATACGCGGGAGAGATAAGTTTGAACTCTCCCGCACTATTGCTAGAGATTGGAGGTGTTATGGGAAAGGTCAGTGATTTAACTGGTCAAAAGTTTGGCAGGCTTACTGTTATTAAACGCGCAGAGAATCATCGTTCTCCAAATGGGCAGACAAGGGCGCAATGGTTATGTATGTGCGACTGTGGAAATCCGAATCCTGTTATTGTAACAACATCTAATTTAAAACGTAATAATACAATGTCTTGTGGATGTTATCAAAAAGAGAGGACTTCACAGACGAATAAAAAATATAATACCTATGATTTATCTGGTGAATATGGAGTTGGTTATTTAAGTAATTCTAATAAACAATTTTATTTTGATAAGTGTGATTATGATAAAATCAAAGAATATTGTTGGCTCTCAAGTGGCGAATATATAATTGCTAGAAATGGAAATCGCAATATAAGTCTTAGTAGGCTTATTATGGGCGTAATAAATGCTGGCAATGATATTTTGGTAGACCATAAAAATCATAACACATATGACAATCGAAAATGTAATCTTAGAATTGTTGATACTCAAAAGAACGCTATGAATAAACGTCTCCTTAATTCAAATGTATCTGGTGTTACTGGTGTAAGATTTGAAAATAATAAATGGGTAGCTTATATCAAAGTAAATTATAAAAAAATTTGGCTTGGAGCATTTGATGCCTTTGAAGACGCTGTGAACGCAAGAAAAGCGGCTGAAGAAAAATATTTTGGTGAATACAGTTATGATAATAGTATGGAATTAGCACAAAATTATTAATGTTATATGCTATAATCTAACTGCTTAACCATCTTAGAAAGGATGTAAAAATATGAAGTTTGGACGCAAGAACGAGATTAAAATTAATCCTCTGGCCTATAACTTTATGCTTATTGGCGAAAGTGGTATCGGCAAAACCACTATAATTAAGGAGTATTGTGAGAAGCTTGCAGGCTCCGATGGGTACATGTTCCTTGAGACAGGCAGGGAGGATGGACAGGATGCTATTAATGGAATCAATTACATCACTTGCGATGAATGGGACGGAGACTATGATGAGACTCTAAACAGCATGGGATTCGCAACGTTTATTGACGATGTAGTTGAGAATAAGGCATCTGATTGGCCTGATTTGAAGGTCGTTGTTATCGACACTTTGGACGAACTGTTCTCTATTGCAGAGCCAGAAGTAATTCGTATGCATAATAAGGAGAATCCAAACAAGCGCGTCAAGAGCATCAAGGCGGCTTTCGGTGGGTTTATGGCTGGCGAAGACAAGGCTATTGAGATTGTCGAGGATAAGCTTTGGTCTTTGAAGAAGGTCGGCGTTTCCTTTGTTATCATTGGTCACACGAAGACGCGCAACCAGACCGATCCGATTACTGGCGAAGACTACATGCAGCTGACAACCAATATGTCGCAGCGTTATTTCAATGCTCTAAAGACGAAGGTTCACTTCCTTGGCGTTGCTTCTATTGACCGCGAGATTGTTAAAGAGAAGACTGGCAAGAAGAATGTAGTTACTGGTCAGATTGAAACTAAGGGCGTTGTTAAGGGCGAGACGCGCCGCATTACTTTCCGCGATGATAACTATGTTGTTGATAGCAAGTCTCGATTTGCCGATATTGTTCCTGAGATTCCGTTTGATTCTGATGCTCTTATTCAGGCACTTACAGACGCAATCAAGTCTGAGCAGTCTAAGTCTGGCGTGTCACTTGATGCAGCCAAGAAGAAGCAGGCTAAGCAGGAGAAGGAGCTTGAGAAGCGCGTTGCCGAGCAGGAGGAGCAGGCTAAGTCTCAGGCTGCTGTGGATGATGTAGTCTCTCAGATTGTTGATTTCTTTACCGAGAACAAGTCTGACATTGCAAAGATTAAGCCAGTCCTTACAGCTGTCAAGAATCTTGGATATGATAACCCCAAGTCCATTGATAATGTCGAGGATGCAAACAAGATTCTCGCTCTAATCTCTGAGTAATTCTGATATAATGTACAACCATGCTACATGATATAAAAAATGCAGCATGGTTGTACTCACTAAAGAAAGGTTTGATTATGGCACAGTCTATTGAGGTCATGGAGCAGCGCTATCAGATGCTACTTAACCGCAAGGGTAAGAACTCCGAGAATGTCGGCATCATGCGCAAGCTACGCCGTAAGATTAACAAGGCTAAGAACGGCATTGTTCTTTCCTAGTATATCTTCATAGAATATTCCTTCAGCGAAAGGAGTTTATATGTCTTCAGACTTTAAGCAAGAATTCCTGAAAAACAAGTATGAGTATATTTCAGATGACGCTTCCAATGAGCCGCTAAAGAAGACGAAGAAGCAAAAGCCTAAAAAGTCCAATCATAAGCATGAATATAAGAATCTAATTATTCAGTCTTATGACAAGGTGGCTGGCAAATGGCGTGATACTTATGTAAGCTATTGTCCTACTTGTGGCAAGCTGAGCAGCTTTCAGGAAACTGATGAGATTGCAAAGATTTTCCCAAACATTCGAGTTGGTACATTCGGCTTTTGTATTGGTCTAACTTACAACGAGAGCAACAAAGAGTGGCAGAGCTTTGCAAATTGGTCTAGTGAAAATATTCCGCATGTCAAGTGGAAAGATTTTGTTTACTGGAAAGACAAGTATATTGACTTGGATTTGCTAGATAATTAATTGACTTGAATGTTCTGCCCATGACATAACAGTCGTGGGCAGTTTTTATGTATGGATGGTGTATAAAGTGAAAAAAGAAAAGTCACCTATTACCATTGTTGCAGAAATGGTTGATAAAAATTATGCGTATGTTCTTAATTTTATAAACAATCACCCTGAGCTTGGTATTGTAAAAGATGAAAATAATAAATATGTAATGGATGAGTCACAGCAAAAATCTTTATGCACAGCCATTCAAAAGCACGAGATTGAACGCGAGCAGAAGCGAATTGAGCGCGAGAAGAAGAAGCTCGAACAAGAAAAGAAGCGAATTGAACGCGAGAAAAAACGAGAAAAAAATAAAGCTAAAAAAGAAAAAGTACGCAAAATGACTGAGCAGGAGAATAAAGAGTGGGATGAGCTTTATGAATATGTACGCACAAGGGTTATGGGATATGATGGCAAGCAATACTTAGAGCCTTATATTGTATTAAGACTAAAGGGCATTGTTGATGGAAAAATATTTGCTAATAATAATCATAAAAATAAAGCACACTATTCTTATACTGTTGTCCTTAACACATTTAAATATTGTATGCCAGACATTCAACGAGCTGTTAATCGTATTGCATTTAAAGATACATGCGGTAAGTTCAACTATATTATGAGAATCGTAGAGAATAATATCAATACAGTGTATATGCGCATGAAGAACGCAGAGAAAGTGAAAGAAGAAACTGATAGAATTTCTGCTAGTAGAACAGTGCATAAAAGGGTAGAATATAAGCCTAAGAAGACTGTTAAACAAAGCGATATGTTCGCTGATTTATGGTAAGGATGGTGTCTGTATGGCAGAAAAGAATGATAACAAATTAACTTCGTTTGCTAAGCAGCAAAAGGAATCTGCCGAGCAGATATTAGAGTATAAGAAAAGGGCTGAAGCGTCCATTGTATCAATGATTTATAAGCAACCAGACCTTCTCACTGAAACAAATTTAGAAATCACTGATTTCCACGATAATTTATGGAAGGTGTATTTCGAGATTGCTCGTGACTTGATTATCAATGAGAAAAAGACTGTGCTCACGGAAGTTGTTGTAAGCTTTTATCTCGATAAACATCCTAAGCTTTCAAAGAAGTATGATGAATATGGTGGTTATGGAACCATAGAAGCGTCTGATAAATACACTGATGTTGAGAACTTTTATGGGTATGTAGACGAGCTTAGAAAATGGAACGCAGTAATTAAACTTATTAAGTACGGTTTCCCATGTGATAAAAAGCGTATCAGTGACCTGTGCGATTTACAAGCCGAGCAGATTTATGCTCAATATGTTGTATATCTAAATGATATTTTCGCTAATATTGATAACAATATCAAGTCATACAATGGCTTTGAAGGTATGCGCGAGCTTGTTGATGAGCTTGATGAAGGTATGAATGTAGGTATTCCTTTTGCGAATTGCGACATCCTTAACGATGAAACTGGCGGTATGCTTGGCGGTAGTATTATCGGCATGGGCGCAAGCTCTGGTGTTGGCAAGAGTACATTGAGCATTAACTACATTTTTCCTTCTATGGTAAAGTATAATCTTAAAGCTTTGTTCATTATTAATGAGGAAGATCAAAATAAGTTTAAGAAAGAAGCGCTTGTTTGGTATTGTACTAACATCTTAAATCACCCCGTACCAAAGCGAGTGCTTTTAAATGGAGAGTATGATAAGGAAACAAAAGACGCTCTTTATAAGGCATCTGAATGGTTTGAAGGTCAAAAGGACAATAACAATATCACTATTATTCCGCTTGAGCAGTATTCCTCAAGAACAGTTGTAAAGTTAATCAAAAAATATGAGAAGATGGGTGTTAATGTCATAGTTCTTGATACGTTAAAGGAGAGCTATGATTCGCGCGACAAGGAATCATGGAAGTCTCTTATGAATGACTGCGTTGATTTCTATGACTGTATCAAGCACACAGATGTATGCATGGTTATCACTTATCAGCTAGTTAAAAATAAAAATAAGTATCTTACCAACGCAGATATTGGAGTATCAAAGGGTATTCTTGACGTATTTAGCGTTAATCTGTTTTTTAGAAGGCCATTGCCATCTGAGTATGAAGGCGAAAAAGAACAGCTTTATTGCTATAAGCTGACAGAGAATGGTTCAAAGATTGAGCAACGCTTAAACAAAGATGAGCATTATATGATTACATTTATCAGCAAGAACCGATATGGAAATAGCGATATTCAATTTGTAAGTAAGGCAGATTTCTCCATTAATAAGTACCAAGACCTTTATTATTGTCGTGTCGCTCAAGATTATTAATTTTGTTGTTAATGTTATATGCAAATAGTGCTATACTGTAATAAGTGATTGAATGTGAAAGGAGTGATATTTAGATGGATACAACTTCTTTGAAGGAATATATCTTCAATAATAATAAAGTTGAATTTGTTCTAGAGAAGATTGGTTGCAAATCAATTAAATATCACTCCTCTAAAAACTTTTACAGTGCAGCTAATTACAATGGTGATAATACTGGCGCTGTTAACGTCTATAATACCAAGCATCTCCTTATCCATAACTGGACTCGTGAGAATGAGTTTGATGATGTATCAGATATTATTTCTCTTACTCAATACAATAAAAAGTGTTCATTTGTAGATGCTGTTAAATATCTTCATAATATTCTTGACCTTAAATTAACTCCATATAATAAACAAGATGATGAAGATAAAAAGAAAAAGGAAAATGAAATAGTAAATAGCGCCAATATATTTGCTATTTCTGTCAATAAACATAAAGCTATTGTAGATGTATCAGAAATACAAACCATCAGCGAAGAAGCTATCAACGATTACGTTCCTTTGCTTTATATCGATTGGTTGCGAGAAGGTATTATGCCTTGGGCTGCTAAGAAGTTTGGTATAGCATACTCATATAAATATCATAGGATTGTATTACCTATTAGATATTGGCTCAATGGCGCTTTAGTTGGATTTAATCAGAGAACTACGGTTGCTAACTACGAAGAGTTTGGTATTAAGAAGTATTTTTTAACACCATCATATAGAAAAAGCCTTAATCTCTATGGTCTTTGGGAGAACAGAAAAGAGATTGAACGAAAACGATATGTTGTTATTACCGAATCTGAAAAATCTGTTCTTAAACGATATTCAAAAAGTAGATGGTATGGTAAAAACTGCGGAGAACCAGAAGAGAGATACGATGGAACATGTGTTGCACTTCAAGGTAAGAAACTGAGCGAAGAGCAAAGGCGCATCATATTGGGGTTAGATATTGACGAGGTTATTATCGCCCTTGATAATGACGTTCCTATAGAAGAAGTTCGACATATGTGCGAGCAGTTTTATCATTTTAGAACAGTGTCATATGTGAAGGATCGATGGAATTTGCTTGGTGAAAAGGATGCTCCTGCTGATGCAGAGAATAAAGTGTATAATTTTCTTATTAAACATCGAGTTAAGTACGATAAAGCAGAACATCAAAAGTATCTAAACAGCCTTAAGAAGAAATGAGGTAAACAATGAAACTCGTATTTCAGAACGCAAACGGGCATGAACGAGTTATTGCAAATAATGTAACAAGTGACGATGCATATTCTGAAGTTAAAAAGTTTTGTCGTGAACATGATTTTCATATCTACTACACTCGTGTTTACCAAAATGAAGATGGCGTAACAGTATTCGATGTAGGTAGTTGGAATGAAAAATTCAAGCTATATCCAGATGATAAGGAGTAACAATGATTCCCAAAGAAGATTTCGTTAACGCAGTTAACTCAATCAAAGAGGTAGAGGACTTTTATCATCAGCATGGATATAAGTGCTATGCAAAGAACGCTATTACTCGTACTCTGATGGATGCTATCGGCGATAAGTATGAGTGGGTTGCGTGGTATATCAATACTACAAAGTATGGCAAGGTAAACAATAGTGTTAGCACTGGTGACTCAACTGAAAGCGTTAAGCATTATGTAATTGACAGTCCCGATGCCTTATATGATTTTCTGGTTGATTACTATGCAGAGCATGAAACGGGGCGCATCTATCTATGAGTAATTATCCAGATTATACTTGGGAGCAAGACCCGCGTGCTCCGTGGAATGAACCAGTACCTTGGCTTGATAAGAAGTGTCTACAGTGCTCCATGTTTGCTCCTATTCCAAAGGATATTTGCAGCACCACAATGGGATATTGCATTGAATATTGTGACTATTTCGATGGTGAAGACGATGCGTGCGATTCTTTTGAGCAATATTAGAGGTGTTATATATGAGTGATACTTGTGTTAAAGATGATATTCAGCAATTTATGGAAATGACATACTATATGATGGGCATTGTAGATGAATTCATGAGTATATCAGACGCTTCAACATATGGTGGATTCAGAAACGATGGGTTGGTTATGTTTCGAAAAATGCACAAAGAAATGCACAATATCATAGAGCGCCGAAAGATGTATATTGATGAACAAAATGCGTCTTTGGCAGTATGATAATGGATATTGTAAGCATTAACCGTGTGAAAGCTCGCAAGCCACATAAGTGCGACATGTGCGGCAAGAATATTGAAGTCGGCGAAGAGTACGAAGCTCAAAACCTAGTGTATTATAATGAGATGTATACGTTCCATCAGTGTGATAGGTGTAAGCCATATGTCGATGAGCTGTGGAGTATAGGTTTTGATGGGGCTTATAGTGATGGTTTAGACCCGGGTACATTTGAAGAGTTTATGTGGGACGAACACTGCGATATCATTTGTAAGTGGCGCGGATGGGATATGGATGATGATTATGAGTAAGAAAAGCACGATAATCTGCGATAGATGTGGCAAGGAAGTGCCATATAATGTGGGAAGAACATTTTACCACTATACGGCTATACTCGTTGGTCGCGGTTGTCTATGGGACGCTGGCGAAAAGAAGCTCGACCTATGCGATGATTGCACTGATGAATTTCGTAAATGGTTAAAGAGAGATGTTTAAACTATGTTAGACCAAAATTGCGAAAAAGACATTGAAGATGTTTACACTTGGGCGCTTGACCACATGGAATGTTGCGATGAGCCAGAGTGGACTATGTATAGTAAAATCGTAGCTGCAATTGAAAATTATCAGATGAAGAAGTTTAAGCTTAAACTCAAAGGCGTAGTTGACAACAAGCTTAATGGATTGTTTATTGATAATGTGATTGAAGATACCATTGCCGAGATGCCTAATGCATTGAAGATGTTAGAGAATTCGTAGAAGGGAATTGATATGGCTATATATAAGCTTGAATTTGATTGGTGGACAGTTGAGGACGAGGATAAGCCTTGGTATGAACAGGAAGAGCGAGTATATTATTTCACAAAAGCAGAGGACGCACTTGATTTCGTTGACCATGTAATCTGGAATAAATCGGCGTATGTGGCTATGGGTAATCCGATTAACGCATATCTTTATAAGTTTAGCGAGTCTAAGCAGTATGATGAGCGAGGTTGCCGATATATTGCGGCATGGCACGATATTGACAAGAAAGTGCGTTTGTAACAACGCTCTGACCTGCGGTTTTGTTGACGAAAAAAGCTTTAAAATCGTGATTTTAAAAGTTTGGTCAATTCCAGTAAAAATGTTAATTCCAAATAGTAATTGGAAGTAACAAAAATATTGGAAGCAATAAAGAATAAAACCTATTTTTAATATCTAATTTAATTTAATATTGTGATATAATAATAGCTGCGTATAAAGCAGCTATTTCTGTATAGGGAGACAATATGGAGTTAGATACATTTTATGTAGTGACAATTCCAGAACACACAAAGAAAGAAATTTCTTTTAAGACAAAAGAGTATGGCACGTGTCTAGGTATTGAGCCGCAAGAAACACAGGTCTGTGTTCCAGAAAAGAAATATTATTTCAACAAACGTAAACAGGCTAAGAAGTTTTGTCTAGAGAATGATTATCCGTTTGAATACATTGCAAAGGAGCTGTATTAATGGCGCGTTTATCAAAAGAGGAACTTGATAAAATCAAAAATAAATATAGCGTGTCGCGTATTTGGTCATGGAGCCGCGTAAATACTTATATGACTTCTAAGTATGAGTATTACCTCAAATATGTTAAGCGTATAAATGAGGACAGGACAGACTGTGGCTATGCACCACTCGGGTCTATCGCGCACGACACTCTTGACGCATTCTATGAGGGTGATATTTCATATGAAGATATGATTAGTCAATTTGAGGATGGCTGGCTTACTGCTATTGACATTGCAGATCTTAAGCTTGACCGCAATGATGAAGAGCATGATGCTAGTATCAAGGCAAAGTATAAGGAAGACCTACAAATCTTCTTTAAGAACCATACTAAGTATGAGCATAAACTACTTATCGAGAAGCCTGTAATTGCACAGGTTGGCGACAATGTATTTGTAGGCTATATCGATGCATTGTTCAAGGATGACGATGGTTGTTATAACATTATAGACTTTAAGACCAGCTCTATGTATAAGGGCAAGACGCTTGAAGAGCATTCGGGACAGCTGACAGTTTATGGGTTAGCATTAGTTCAGGCTGGTATTCCTTTAGATAAAGTGAAAATTTGTTTTAACTTCTTAAAGTATTGTAACGTACAGTATCATCAAAAGAATGGCGCGGTAAAAGAGCGACAGGTAGAGCGCTATAAACTGGGCGATAGTCTTAAGACAAATGTTAAGATGTGGCTTAAAGCTGATGGGTATTCAGAAGATGAAGTTGATAATTATCTGAAACTTCTTATTGATACCAATAACATTGATGTATTGCCAGATGATGTGCGCGATAAGTATGTGATTACAGATTGCCATGTGTTTATTCCATTTACACAAGAGCTGATTGATAAGTGGACTGATACAATTGTATCTACCATTCAAGATATCAACATGCGTGAGAAGGACTATGAAGAGACTAAGAGCGATAAATGTTTTTGGGACTCTGAGGAAGATGTTAAGGCACAGTCATACTATTTCTCTACGCTAATGGGATATAGTGCGAATTTACATAAGCCATATAAAGAATATTTGGACAAGCTAGAAGCACAGAAGAATGGATCAAATATGTTCGGTGGACTTCTTAATGATTCTGAAAATGATGTTGTAACTAGTCAGGATATATGCAATAATAAGACCGATGAAGTAGATTTATCTTGGTTGGATGAGCTGGTCTAACCTATAGGAGGATATACAGTGAGCAATGGTATTAATGTTTTAAATCTATGCGATGGTATTTCGTGTGGCAAGGTCGCTCTTGACCGCGCTGGCATCAAGGTAAATAAGTATTTTTCAAGTGAGATTGACGAGAATGCCATTGCCATTTCTAAGAAGAATCACGATGGCATCATTCGTCTTGGCGATATTACTAAGTGGCGCGAATGGGATTTACCGCATATTGATTTGGTTTTGTCAGGCACGCCTTGCTTCCCAGCTGGTGCGCTTGTGCTGCGCGAAGATGGCTTTGTTCCAATTGAAGAGATTAAAGTTGGAGACATGGTGATGACGCACAAGGGTCGTTTACGCCGTGTGCTTGCAACTGGTTCAAAGCTTTCTGAAACAATCATGCTTAAAGGTCAGGGTTCTGTTGGAATTGAATGCACTCCAAATCATCCGTTTTATAGTGTGTATAAACAATGGCCGCATACAGCTGGTAATCCGAGCAATAAGTCAATTATTTCTGAGCCTGAGTGGGTTGAAGCAAAGGATATGAAAAGCAAGTTTTGGCTCAATGTATGCAATGTAGAAGAACCAACTGAAATTCCCCAATTTGACGAAGCAAAATTTAGTGTTAGTGATTGCGGACATATCAAAGATTTTCAAATAACTAGCGCGTTTTTCTACTTTGTCGGTAGATGGCTTGGAGACGGATGGGCTAATGTTCACAAAAGAAAGAACCGTGTTCATTCAAATTTAAAACGAGTATATGTGTGCTGTTCACATGAAGAAGAAGAGTATCTTGAAAAGAAATTAAGTGAAACTGGTTTATATTTTAGCAAAACCGACAACGGATCAACTATGAGATTTACTTGCTCTTCTACTCAGCTATATGATTGGATTGTTGGTAATTTCGGAGTTCATGCAGATGGTAAGAACATCCCGTATTGGTGCCTTGGTATGCCATTAGAATTTCGTCAAGCAATGTTTGATGGATATATTGATGCGGATGGCACCAATAGAAACAATGGGGTTAGGTCGAACTCTATTAATAGAGGATTAACCGTTGGAATGAAACTTATTGCTGGTTCCCTTGGGATGGCATCAAGCACATATAAATTTAACACAAAAGAAAAGGGCGTGATTGAAGGTAGGACTGTAAATCAAAGACATCTTTATGAACAATCGTATTATCACGATTCTCGTAGTGCAATGTTTCTTGATGCTGGTTGGTTTGGATGTGTAAGAAGTGTAGAGCAGTGTCGTGATGCTGCTATGGTATATAATCTAGAGGTTGAAGAGGATAATTCATATACTGTAGATGGTATTGCCGTGCATAACTGTCAGGGCTTCTCCCGTGCTGGTATGATGCTTAATTTCAAGGATGAGCGCAGTAAACTATTTTTTGAATTCGTTGATATTCTTAATGACATTAAGACAAAGAATCCAGATGTCTTGTTTCTATTTGAGAATGTCAAGATGAAAGATGTATGGAAAAATATTATCACCGATAAGCTTGGCGTTGAGCCTATTGAGATTAACAGTAAACTTATGAGCGCACAAAATCGTTGGCGTACATATTGGACTAATATCCCCAATGTTGAAAAGCCAAAGGACAAGGGTATTAAGCTGCTTGATATTCTTGAAGACAATCCCGATGTTGAATTGGTTGAGCATAAGGGAATCATGTTCGATTCATACTTTCCAGAGAATGCTGTTGCCATTGTTAATCGAGTTGATGGCGAGCTACGTATCAATCAAGCAACTAAGAAGGGTTATATTGTAGCGCATAATGGTGATGGCGTTAATCTATCATTCCCGACTAGCAAGACTCGGCGTGGTCGTGTGATTAAGCAGAAGTCATCTACTCTTGATTGTGCCTGCGATGCATCTGTGTATTACGACAATACGATTAGACGTTTGACTTGCACTGAGCTAGAGCGCCTTCAAACGCTGCCTGATGGGTATACAGAAGGTTGGGTTAGGAGTAACAGGGTCAAGGCGATCGGCAATGGCTGGACTGTTGACGTAATTGCATGGATCCTTAGTTTTATGAAGCAGTAAAATATCTATTCTAAGGATTAAGTATGAACAAACTTATTAAGAAGAACTTCAGATGCAAGCTGTGCAAGAACAAGTATCAAATCACAGATGATATGTTACGGACGATTGAGATAAGAGAATTGCATGACCATCCACATTATCATCGCGCATTTAATTGCCCTACATGTGGACAGGTATACGCATTCGACAGCGATGGATTTGGGAACTATAGATGGAGTCCAGTTTTCGCAGAGTTCCAGATGAATAATAAACCGTTTGTTTAAGGATTGATTATGAAGCTTATTATTAAAGACCGTGGCATGGGTAAAACAACACAATTAATTCATATTAGCGAAGTAACTGGCTATCCCATTGCTGCTGCTTATAAGACAACGATTGGTCATATAAAAAGTACGGCTAAAAAACTTGGATGTAATATTCCAGAGCCAATTCTCGTTTCTGATATTACATCTGGCAAAATACGATACGACAATATACTTGTTGATGAAATTACGCTTGATAGGGTTCTTAAGAAGGCTCTAAATAATTATTTTAATAGCAATGTCGTAGCCTGTACTTGTAGTCCAGATATTAACATTGAAGCATATTATAATAACGAAGAGCTGCCTAAGAGGAACTTAACTGTTAGCTGCGATTAGATAATAAAACATTTGTTTTAAGGTGGTTGACATGGTAGAGGTTGATGTTGATATGGAGTATCTTGCAATCAACGGTGAGCTTGATTGTGTTGTGCTACATGATGAAAATGGCGTAATGGACGATGTTGTATTTGTTCCAAGCGACACCGTTGATGATGAAGAGTGGTAATATGAATATACTTGATAAGATTCGTGATTGGCTTGGCATTGCGGTATATGCAATTAGTATTATCATTGGATTGTATGTTAGCATTTGGGTGATGCTAGTTGAGCCTATTATTTACGCCTGTCAGTGTTTTGATGCTGGCACTTTGACGGCAACAATTATCGGCATAACGATTATTAAGATTTCACTATCTGGTTTTGTTGGCATATTGATAATGTTTATCAGGTTTGCAATTGCATTTTTTATTTCAAATCGATAATATTTTAATAAAACACAGATAAATTAAAGCAAACATATGCTATACTTAGGGGAGACGTTTGTTTCCCCTATTTTTTTTATTGAGAGGGTGCATATATGCAGGGTAACTATTGTGTGTATCATTGCCATTCGGATCTAAGCAATGGGGTCACTAATGTAGATTCAGTTACAAAATATACAGAGTATGTAGATTATGCGGCTTCTCTTGGTATGAAGGCTATGGCGTTTAGTGAACATGGCTGTATCTTTGAATGGGTTCATAAGAAGCAGGCTATTGAAGCTGCTGGTATGAAATACATCCATGCTGTAGAAGCATACTTAACTGAAGACAATGATTCAGAAGATAAGCACAGGGATAACTATCACTGTGTCTTGATTGCTAAAAACTATGATGGCGTTAAAGAGATTAATAAGATGGTATCTAAGTCGTTTCATCGAGACGATTATCATTTCTATTATATGCCGCGTATTACTTTTGAAGAATTGTTTGCCACGTCTGACAATATTATTGTAACCACAGCTTGTCTTGGTGGCGTTTTGAACAAGGGCAACAATGATACAAAGAAGAGGTTTATGAAATTCCTTATTACTAATAAGGATAGATGCTATCTTGAGATTCAGCATCACAATTGTGTAGACCAAATCACGTATAACAAGGCGTTGTATACTATTAGTAAGAAGACTGGTATTCCTCTGATTGCTGGTACAGATACACACTGCCTTAATGACGAGCATGTTGAGGGGCGAAAGATTCTTCAAAAAGCCAAGAACGTGTTCTTTTTTGATGAAGATGATTGGGATTTAACTTTCAAGACCTATGACGAGCTTGTTGCTGCATATAAGATCCAGAATTCACTACCAGAGAACGTATATATGCAGGCAATTGATAACACAAATATCATGGCTGATTCTATTGAAGAGTTCGAGCTTGACTATTCAAAGAAGTACCCTAAGCTATATGCTGATTCTGAAGGAACGTTAAAGAAGAAAATTGTTGATGGCATTAAGAAGAGGGGTATTGATAAATACCCAAACTTTGACGAGTATAAGAAGAAGATTCAATATGAGCTAGATACATATAAGCATAATGGAGCCGTTGACTTTCTGCTACTTGACGAGGATTATAAGGCCGCTCTTAAAAAGCATGGTGTGTCGTATGGATATTCCCGTGGATCGGTAAGTGGCAGTGTAATTGCGTATCTTCTTGGTATTACAGAGGTAGATTCAATTAAATATAACCTTAACTTTGAACGTTTTATGAATAAAGAGCGTGTGTCGCTTGCTGATATTGATACAGACTGGTCTAAAAAAGACAGATATAAAGTAAGAGATTATATGTTCAATAAGGACGGCTTGTATTGCTGCGATATTGTTACATTCAACACTATTGCCATGAAGGGCGCTATTAAAGATGTTGGCAGGGCGCTTGGTATGAGCGTTGAGGATACTCAGACTATTAGCGATGCTGTTTACCAAGATGATAAAAAGAAAGATTGCATTGATACTTACTATACAGATAAGTATTCAGAGCTATTTAAATATGTTGATATTGTAAAAGGTACAATCGTATCAATTGGCAATCATCCATCTGGTCTGGTTGTTTCTCCTTATCCTGTTGACGAGTGGTTTGGTCTTTGTAGTACTAAATCAAACGACAATATGATTTCTCAAATCAACATGAAGGAACTTGATGGTTTACAGTTTGTTAAACTTGATGTTCTTGGTCTTGATTGCGTTGGTCTTATCAATGAGACGTGTGATTTAGCTGGCATTCCTAGAATTACTCCTGATAATATCTCATTTGATGATGTGAAAGTATGGAATGAGATTAGGGATGACTGTACTATGATTTTTCAGTTTGAGTCTTCATATGCAGGTGACTATATTAAGCAGCTGTTTAGCGATGAGACGATTGCGAAGATTAGAGAAAAGAACCCAGACTTCTCATATATCGAACTAATGTCAATGGCAAACGGTGCAATCCGACCTGCTGGTGCAAGTTATCGAGAGGAACTTTCTATTGGTAAATATCGTGATAACGGACATGAAGCGCTGAATAAATTCTTGGCTCCAACACTAGGATATTTGGTATATCAGGAACAGATTATCGAGTTCCTGCACTCTTTCTGTGGTTATACAATGGGAGAAGCCGACATTGTTCGCCGTGGCTTTGCTAAAAAGACTGGTACTGATAAGTTTATTCCTAAGATTAAGGAAGGATTTATCAAGACAATGAAGGAAAAGTATGGTGTAGAGAAGGAAGAAGCAGATAGGCTTATTGAGAATTTTATCAAGGTAATTATTGATGCTAGTTCATATCTGTTTTCACATAATCACGCTGTGCCATATAGTTTCCTTGGCTATGTTGTTGGTTATCTACGTTGTTATTACAAGCTTGAGACGGTTACAACAGCTTTAAACATTTATGCAGAAGACGATGCCAAATGCTTGGAGATTATTGCATACGCAAAGAGAAACGGCATTGAGTTAAAGCCAATTAAGTTTGGCAAGTCAACTGCTGATTATACAATGGATAAGAAGGAGGGGTGTGTATATAAAGGCATTGCCAGTGTGAAGCATTGTAATCGTCAAATTGCAAATGAGTTACTTGAACTATCAAAGAACAAGTATGATTCATTTGCAGAGCTGCTTAAAGACATTAAGGATAAGACTTCTATTAACTCTAGACAGCTAACCATTCTTATCAGCCTTAATTTCTTTTCAGATTTTGGTAAGAATAAGTATCTGTTAGACGTTGTTGATATCTATGACAAGTTTGCTAACTCAAAAATTATCGCCAAGAAGAAGATGGATGATCTTGGTGTATCTGATTATCTGATGCAGAAGTATGCTGGTAAGGAGACGAAATCACAGTGGAGACAGCTCGACAACCAAGGCTTAATTAATGAGCTTTGCAATCGACTTGAGAATAAATCTCTTGACATTGTTTCACAAGTAAGAGCAGAGATGGATTATCTTGGCTATGTCAATTACGTTAATAAGAATATGGCAGACGATTATTATATTGTTACTGGCTTTGTAACATACAAGAATCCTTGTACTCCTAATCTTGTTTTACGTAGAATTTGTGACGGAGAAGAGATAGGGTGTAGAATTAAGCAGTCAAAGGTGTTCAAGGAGAGTCCGTTTGGTATGTATTCTATCTTGAAGATTGAAGGGTTTACATACGACTTCAAGAGCAAGAAGATTAATGGCGAATGGCAGAAGGCAGACGAGCGCGAGACTGTACTTGAAAGCTATGAATGTATGAAAGGGTAGACACAATGGATAACAATCAGGTAGAGTTCAAAGGCACTGTTGTTAAATGTGTCTACTCTTCTCCTAATTTCAAAACTTATGTTCTTGACGTAGACGATGTTTCATATCCTAATGTCAAACGCAATAAGTTTGACAATGTTTCTCTTATCGGTGATTTGTCAGACCTTGTTATTGGTATTGAATATGATGTTGTTGCCACAGAGGAGCAGACAAAATATGGCATAAGCTATCGTGGCGTAAATGTACGTAGGGATATGCCTACAAAAACGTCAGATGTCAAGGCATTTCTACAAGAGATTCTTACTATGAATCAGGCAGAGGTTCTTTATGAGAACTATCCAGATATCATTGATATTGTCATGGAAGGTAAAGACGATATCGTAGATGTCAATAAGTTATATGGCATTGGTGAAAAGACATTTGAGAGAATCAAAGAAAAGATTATCGAGAACTTTAAGCTTGTTGACATTGTAGCTGAATTCAAAGGCGCTATTTCTCTTAGTATGATTAAGCGTATTTATGATAAATACAACGATGTTGACGTACTTATGGAGCGTCTTAAAGATGCGCCATATGCCACGCTTACTCGTGTCAGTGGTGTGGGCTATAAGATTGCCGATTCCATCATCCTTAATCTGCAAAAAGAGGGGGTTATTGATTTTGGATACGATGTAAAAACCAGTAAAGATAGGTGTCTTGCCTGCATTATCTATTTGCTTAAAGAGAACGAGAATGAAGGCAATACAAAGATGAATCTTGCAGACTTGCGCAAGCAATGCTATGACATGGTTCCATCTTGTGCAGATCATTTCGTTAACGCCATTCAGGATAGTGCTATCTACTATGATAAGGACACTATGTCTATCGCTCTCTCAAGCACGTTTAAGAAAGAAAAATATATTGCATATGTAATTATGAATAATATATATAATCCAAATAACGTTTGGGATTTTGATGTAGAGAAGTACAGCAAGGCTGGTGAATTCGAGCTATCTGATGAGCAGATGAATGCTGTTGAATACTTGTGTAAATATAACATCAGTATTCTCAATGGCGCAGGAGGTACTGGTAAGAGCTTTTCAACGCAAGCCGTTATCAATATGCTTGAAGACAATGGAAAGAAGTATGAACTATTTTCGCCAACTGGTAAGGCGGCTAAAGTCTTATCTGGATTCACAGGAAGAAGGGCTTCTACTATTCATAGGGGTCTTGGGTATAATCCACGAGTCGGTTGGTCTTATAATCAAGATTGTAAGCTTTCTTGCGATGTTGTCATAGTCGATGAGTGTTCAATGGTTGATGTTAATTTATTTGCACATCTTATTGATGCTATCGACTTTAATAGCACAAAGCTTATGCTGATTGGTGATAATGCACAGCTACCCTCTGTTGGATGTGGTAATTTGTTTCATGATTTTATGCAGAGCGATGCTATCCCAACAACGACATTGACTAAAGTGTTTCGTTATGGGGAAGGCGGTGTATCCACTGTTGCGACAGACACGCGATTCTGTAAGACATATCTTGATGCAAGTATGAAAAACAAAGCTACTTGGTTTGGAACAAGTAAAGATTATGTGTTCATTGATCTTGCAAAAGAAGATGTCCCTAAAAATGCAGTTGCGCTATACAAAAAGCTATTGAAAAACGGCGAACACATGGAAGACATTCAGGTTCTTACGGCTAAGAACATAGGAGAATACGGTACAGCAAAACTTAACAACATGATTCAAAGAGCCGTTAATAAAAATTATGGTGCTAAAAGATGTATGAAAGTTGGAGACGTACAATATTATGATGATGACATAGTAGTTCAAAAGCAGAATAACTATAGTGCCTTAATATGTGATGAACGTGGAGTCATAAACGAAGAAGAGGGAACGGCGTTCGTTGCAAATGGTGAAATCGCACGTATTGTATACGTATGTGCTACATATGCTGTGCTTGATTTTGATGGTATCATTGTCAAGTATTATAAGTATGATATGACTATGGTTGGACTTGCATATGCCATGACAATCCACAAGTCACAGGGCAGCAGCATCAAAAACGTTATCCTTTGCACGACAAAGAGCGACATCTTTATGCTCAATAGCAACCTGTTGTATGTTGGTGTGAGCCGTACAAAAAATCGCTGTTATCATCTAGGTTCTATTGATGCCGTCAATATGGCGGTTAAAAAGAAAGCCAATCTATCAAGGCAGACATTCATGCAGGAATTGATGAAGTCAATGGAGTATATGCAAGGATAGATTGACATAAAACCTACACAATACTAATAGGAGTTTGTGGTATTATATATACTGCAAGCTCCTAATGTTATATGCAAAGAGGTGATTGGATTGAAGAATAAAGATATCCTAGTGTCTATTGGTATGTTGGGTATATTTGTAATTCTTTTGTTTAGCATTTTGTATTTCGTGTTTCAGCCAGTTCATAGTAATAATGATGGCAAAGATGTTGATGATATAGATGTTGCCATTGTTAAAGACAAAGAGAAGACAGAAGAGCCTGTTGATGAGGATGTTGACCTAACTGCAAAGTATGTAAGTTATGAGACTTATGATGCTCCTGAGAATAGTGGTTTTAAATCTTTTATGGACTATAGAACGATAACTAACACTGATTCTAAACAGTACAGGCTACAACAGTATTATGCTGAGACTGGTGAATATGGTATTAGGATGGTTGATAGCAGATATATCGTAGCTATCGGTACATATTTTACATCTGATGTTGGTCAGTATTTTGATATCATACTTGAAAACGGCACGGTTATCCCATGTATTTTGGGCGATCAAAAGGCTGACGTAGACACCGATTCAGACAACATTATCACAAAACACAATGGATGTATGAGTGAATTTATCGTTGATTCAGATGCATTGAATGAAGATGTTAAGTTCCACGGTGACATGTCTTACTGTTCAAAAGATTGGGATAGTCCAATAAAAACTATTAAGGTATATAATAGAAATATTTTTGAACATTAATTTATATTCTTATGTATATTAATGGCTAAATGATGTATAATATTTAATTGTATCAAATAAAGTTATATGCTTTAACTAGGAGGTAATGCGTATGATGTTTGTTATTAAAAAGGACGGTACGCTAGAAGAGTATGATGAGAATAAAATCATCAATGCCTGTAAAAAAGCATCTGCGAGAGCACTTGATAATCTAACGGATGATGACTATAAGCGTATTTGTAATAATGTTATGTTTTATATCAAGCATAAGTACAACACTGACGAGGATGTTGATATTCCTGTATCCGAAGTTCACTCGATTGTAGAGAAGACGCTTATGGAGCTATATCCTAATTCTGGTGAAGCGTATAGGCAGTATCGAAACTATAAGATTGACTTCGTTCATATGCTTGATGATGTGTATCAGAAGTCTCAAACAATTCGATATATCGGCGATGTAAGCAATGCAAACACTGACTCTACTATGGTTTCTACTCAGCGTAGTCTTATCTATGGTCAGCTCAATAAGAACCTGTATCGTAAATTTTTCCTTAATCGTGAAGAACTACAGGCGGTTAATGATGGTTATATCTATATCCATGATATGAAAGACCGTCTAGATGGCATGAACTGTTGTTTGTTTGATATGTCAAATGTCATCTCTGGTGGTTTTGAGATGGGCAACGTTTGGTATAACGAGCCTAAGAGTCTTGATGTTGCATTTGATGTTATTTCTGATGTTGCCATGAGTGCAGCAAGTCAGCAGTATGGTGGCTTTACGATTCCTCGTGTCGATACTATTCTTGCACCATATGCAGAGATGTCTTATTGGAAATATAGGAGCGAATATGCAAATGTCTGTGACTATATTGAAGATGAAAACGATGTAAAAATTAAAAATACCAAGAATGCAGAACAGTATGCAATGGATAAGGTATATCGTGACATGGAGCAAGGTTTCCAGTCGTGGGAGTACCGTTTCAATACCGTAGGCTCTTCTCGCGGTGATTATCCATTCGTTGCAATCTCATTTGGCATTGGTCAGGATAAGTTCGAGCGTATGGCTACGGAGGTTGCGTTAAAGGTTCGTATGGGCGGACAGGGTAAAGATGGATTTAAGCGTCCAGTTTTATTCCCTAAGCTTACGTTCCTTTATGACGAGAATCTTCATGGCGAAGGCAAACCGATGGAGTATCTGTTTGACCTAGCTCTTGAATGTAGTAGCAAGACAATGTATCCAGACTTCCTATCTCTTACTGGTGATGGTTACATTCCATCTATGTATAAGAAGTATGGTAAGGTTGTATCGCTTATGGGCTGTCGAGCCAGTCTTTCTCCTTGGTTTGTTCGTGGCGGCATGACTCCTGCTGATGATGATGATTATCCTGTATTCGAAGGACGCTGGAACCTTGGTGCTATTTCCCTGCATCTCCCTATGATTCTTGCTAAGGCGCGACAGGAGAACAAGGATTTCTATGAGGTTCTTGATTATTATCTTGAGATGATTCGAGGACTTCATAAGCGTACTTATGATTTCTTTGGTGAAAAGCCAGCTTCTACAAACCCACTTGCGTTTACTCAAGGTGGTTTTCTTGGTGGCAATCTAAAACCAGATGATAAGATTCGTCCAATTATTAAGTGTTGTACTATGAGTTTTGGCATCACGGCACTTAACGAACTTCAGTGTTTATATAACGGAAAATCTCTTGTTGAAGATGGAGATTTTGCACTTGAAGTAATGAAGTATATCAATGAGTACACTGAGAAGATTAAGAAGGAAGACGGCATTCTATATGCTATTTATGGTACGCCAGCAGAAAGCCTTTGTGGTCTTCAGATTGAGCAATTCCGTAAGAAGTATGGCATTATTAAGGGTGTATCCGATAGGGCTTATGTCTCTAACTCATTCCATTGTGGTGTATGGGAAGACATTACACCAATTCAAAAGCAAGATTTAGAGGGTCGATTCTGGAACTACTTCAATGGCGGTAAGATTCAGTATTGCCGCTATCCTGTTTCATACAACAAGGAAGCTCAGAAGACAATTGTAAAGCGTGCAATGAAGATGGGTTTCTATGAGGGTTGCAACCTAGCATTGTCTTATTGCGAAGACTGTGGATATGAACAGCTTGATATGGATGTATGTCCAAAGTGCGGTAGCGAGAATATCACACAAATTGATCGCATGAATGGCTATATTGGGTATACGAAGATTCATGGCAAGACTCGCTATAATCAGGCAAAGGTAATTGAGATTAGCGAAAGGAAATCAATGTAATATGAATTATCATATGATTAGAACAGACGATATGTTAAATGGAGACGGCCTTAGAGTAGTTGTTTTCCTTTCTGGTTGTAGCCACTATTGTGTACATTGTCATAATCCAGAGACGTGGAGTGTAGACAGCGGTAAGCCATTTGATGTTAACGCATTTGATGAAATTACAAATGAGCTAAAGAAAGACTATATTTCTGGTATTACTCTTTCTGGTGGCGATCCGCTTTTTTACAGTAATTTAGATGACGTATATAATTTGCTTGCACTTATTAAAGACAATTATCCTGATAAGACTATTTGGCTTTACACTGGATATCAGTGGGATTATATTATGCTAGATGAGAAGCGCAAGAGTATTGCTGAGCTATGTGATTATGTTTGTGATGGTGAGTTCGTAGAAGAGCTTGCCGATGTCAACTATCCTTGGGCTGGCTCAACAAATCAACGTGTAATAAATGTTGAAAAAACTCTAGCGGCAAACAAGATTGTACTGTATAATAATTAACGTTATATGCAATAACAAAGAAAGGTGATTTAAATGAATAAGGTTTCTCAGTTTCATAAAGTGTCTTATAATCAATTTCACGATGACTGGCTTGATACCTTTGATGCTCTAAATGATGAGACTGATAACGATAAGCTTGAGAAGCATCTTCGCAATATCTACAATGGTATCAAGCTACCTAAGCGCGCCACAGCTCAGTCAGCAGGATATGATTTCTTTTCTCCTATGAGTTTTGTTCTTGAGCCTAATGACTCTATCAAGATTCCAACTGGTATTCGTTGTGAGATGTATGATGGCTGGACTCTACTACTATTTATTCGCAGCAGCCTAGGTTTTAAGCATGGGTTGTCTATGCCTACAAGCGTTTCTGTAATTGATA